GTTTCCCAGTCACGATCAGCAGTATGTAGATATGAAGACAGACATCACGGCTAGCGAGCTACGCGATCTCCTGTTCTATGATTGCGAGACAGGCGTTTTTACATGGAACAAGGCAAGAGGGCCGCTCAAGGTAGGAAAATTGGCCGGTAGCCGTGATGCATACGGCTATTGGACTATTGGTATAAAGGGGAGCTATTACAAGGCTCACCGCCTCGCCTGGTTGTATCACTATGGTGAGTGGCCAGAGAAAGATTTGGACCACATAAATGGCATTCCTGATGACAACCGCATATGCAATCTTCGAAAGGCATCAAGATCTGAGAATTGTAGGAACCAGTCCAAACGTGTCAACAACACTAGCGGTTACAAGGGCGTATCTTGGTGCAAGAGGGATAAAAAGTGGTCAGTGCAAATAAGCAATAATGGAAAACGAATCAGACTTGGGTATTTTGATTCCGTTATTGATGCAGCTGAAGCGTATGAAAATGCAGCGCGAGAACTTCATGGTGAGTTTGCTAGAACTATTTCAGATGATGTGCAATACAGGGTGACCATCTCATTTGGAGATGACGGAAGCTGTAATGTGACATCATGGGGAAGTACACCAGAAAGGGCAAAGCAGGCCGAATTATGGGCTTCGAAGCGCCATAACGACATCGTTGCAGGTTTCATGAAAGAGCCGAAAGACGAAGACGTCAAACCGGATCGTTGCCCAGACACAGAGGAGATGTTCGCATGAAAGATCGTCTCACCCTTGCTATGATATGTTGCATTGCCTTCATGGCGTACCTGGACATAGTACATGAGACCTTGAAATGAAACCCATCACACAATCAATTGCAGACGGCGACGTTGATTCTCTTGGCTTCAAGATTTTCACTGCAGCTGTAGGCAGGTACGTTGCTAGGATGAACAAGGGCGGCTTCATTGTTGACGTTCAAAAAATCTCAGAAGCATTTCGCTGTCCCGAACAATCTGTCCATCTCGCCATAAACGCTCATAACAGTTTGATAGAGAGAGACGGAGTGATCATTGCACGTCATGGCAAAACTACCTAAGAACTTCACTATTACTAAAGATGGCAAAGTCAAGCGTAGTATACGCAAGAGGTCAGTTTCAGAAGCCATCCGTGAACGAAAGTCAAATAAGACAAGAGTGGTGAGAAAGGGAGATATTAGGTTGAAATAGGTTCGTAATTTACTATTATGGCGATACAAACGCCGGACACTATGGAATCCAAGTTTGTTCAATAAAAACAACATCCTTAGGACACGTTTGCAAGCTACCAATTAACTCCAATTCATCCTAATATGCTTGCAATTGCTTTGTGAAAGCTTGATTGGTGATCGATGTTCACGAGACTGGCAAAAAAAGACCCTGAGGCGAACCCCAGGGCCAGAGATCAGATCAGGCTGATCAGTTTGCAGCGACCGCTCTGCTTCGAGGTCACGACGTTCAATGCGCGAAGCTTCTTAACCTCACGTGACGTCTTGTCCTCAGGCCACTTGAGCCGGCGAGCCAGTTCACGGTTGGAAGCTGCGCCCTGCTCGAGAGCAGCAACTACAGGGCTGACGACCTCGGTTGCCTGTGCGTTGATGACCTTAGGTGCTGGCCGTGCCGACACTGCAATAGAGCCAGCAACGATCGACATTGCATTGAACATGCAAGTCAGTGCCAGAACGCCAAATATCGGATGAAGCGTGCGCCAGCGGTCAGCTTTGACCATACCAGCAGTAATTGCTTCAATCCGTGCCGAGCCAGGATCAGTCTCTTTGACTTCACCAAACCCGTTGCGTTGAGAGATAGCTGCGTCCAGTTTCTGCTGCCACTGACGGCAGATCCGGCCACAACCACCCTTGCCTGCCTCTTCGTTGCGTTTCGCCGTCAGATCGCGAATACGCTGGTCGAGACGGGCGATCCGTGCATTCACCGAAGCGCCTGCATGAACCTTGGCATCCTTTGCGCCGCCAACGCGATCGATAGAAGCACCGATCGAGAAAACGACGCCCAGCGCCCATCCTGCAAGCAGAACGACGCCGGCAAGCTTGTTGTACTTGAATGCAACCGGAATGAAAAAACCGGCAACTGCACCAAGGATAGCGATGGTTGCGACGTAGACGCGAACGTCCAGGCTGCCACCCATCGCTGCGACGTTGGACCATGTATCCACGGTCAAACCAGTCAATGCAGCCATTGCAAAAATGGCCGCGATAGCGTATCTAATCATGGTGTACTTTCCGTTGGTTGGAGATGACCGCCCCCGATAGCGTTGCACCGCTGGGGGCGGTTTTTCATTTGGGAGTCCTGCAAGAGCAGGGCCGCCCACCCGCATAAAGCAGATGGGCCGACGCTGGTCTCACATACCATATGCCGAAGCGAAGATTGCCAGCCCCATAAGAGCGCCAAGGATCGCAAAGGCGGTTGAAGTCATAACGATTGAGCCTGTCGTCTGCATTAGATTACCTCCGTTGTTTCAAGTTCGATCTCAGGGCCGGCAAGCCGATACATCTCGAACTCATACGGAAGACCAAACTCCTCACAATGCAGGTTGGCGTCGGCGCACCACATAATCGCACGTTGATAACGTGCAATACCGACTGACTTACGCTCAATTTTGCCATTAACTCGTTCAAGTCTTACTACCTGGCAGATCATGGTCTTTCCCCTCATGTTAGATCAGCTTGCCAAAAGAGACGGCCCGACCACGCATCGCAAGCAACCGGGCCGTCTCTCGTGAGAAGCTCAAAGCTTCGCTATCCCAGCTTTCGCCAGTTTAGTTTGAGGTGATGGAAGTCTGCGTCTAGATCGCTCCGGGCCGGCCGTTCTGCCGTGTCTTTCTTTTCCGTCTCGGTACCTTAGCTAGGCCATCACGCCTCTTCTGATTTTTAATGTATCAAAACATTTGATGTTTAGCAACAGGAAACGTTATCACTTTTATGTGATCGGGAAATGTTTGACATATCTGCAACACGGATTAATATCCTCACCATGGCTAGACCGAGAAAAGGATACGAAAAACACCGGCCCGAGCGAGTAGCGTTTTGGGTTACGGAGGAAATTAAAGATTTTCTGTCGAAGCAATCGAAGCGGCGGAAGATTTCTATGGGTGATGTTGCCAATGAAGCGTTTGAGAAAATGATGGAACGCGAGGAAAAAGGTTAATAACATGGAAGTTGTTGGAACATTTATCGCAATTTTAGCATTTGTTGCAGTGTCATTTATGATGCTTCTTCATGCTATTCCTCGATCTGTGGGGATTTCTGGAATGGTCGCTGCTGTATGTATTGGCATTTTGTCTCTTGCTCTTGGGCCGTACTATAATGTTTGGCAGCAAGGTCTTTCAGGTGCGGCTCAGTTAAAGCGGGCGGAACAGAATAGGAAAATTCGTATTCAGGAAGCGCAGGCTGCATTTGAGAGCGCAAAGCTTACTGCTAAGGCTGAAGTTGAACAGGCGCGTGGTGCTGCTGAGGCAAATAAGATTATGGCCCAATCTCTTGGCGGACCCGAAGCATATCTGCGTTGGAAATACATCAACATGCTTGAGCAGAAGCGAGAAACAGAACGAACGGTAATTTATGTTCCGACTGAAGCGCAAATACCAATTACAGAGGCGACTAGATTTAAAGATCAGGCTTCTAACTGACGCCCGCCAGCGTCCTAGCAAAGGTTGATGGATAGATGAACTTTGATCCCGTTGCGACCGTGGCAGATCTTAAAACGCTTGATCAGGATCAAATTGCTGAGGGTTATGTTTCTACCAAAAGAGGTGATCCTGAGCCTGGAGAAAACCGAGGCCGATCGTTTTGGCACGGTTGGCGTAACCGCATGATGGATTTCGGTGAAATCCCGATTGACAATGCAGCGCGAATGCTTGTGCGTGAATGTGTTCAGTCAGGTTATTTGAGAAAGCTGGTTAAGTGAATCACTGGATCTTGCAAGTCCGAACAGGGCGGGAGGCGAATGTCAGACAAGACCTTGTCTTACTCAAACACGGCTTTAACGTAACCCTACCCATGCGTATGGAAACAACCAGGGACGGCAAGCAAAGAGGTCGTGAGGCAGTATGGCGGCCAATCCTTCCTGGCTACCTCGGTCTCAGCACGCCAAGAGCAACCATGCTCAACTGGACATGGCCCGACATCATGTCAATCGAAGGCGTCATAGGACCTCTCAGGATAGACGGCCAGCCGGCCAACGTAGGGCCCGAAGTCATCCGCATCATGCAGTCATTAGAATACATGGAATTCGAGCCTGAAGAAAAGAAAATGAACTTAAACATTGGACAAACTGTTAAAATAACCACAGGTGCATTTGAAAACCTTGAAGTTAAGATAACAGGATTCGGCACGAACTCAGTTAACATTTCTCTTGGAAACATCAACGCTAAGATAGATAGAAGCAAGATACAGGTGGTATGATGGAAGATCTCAGAGTTTTGAAAGCAACAGAAATAATAATTGCAAACCTAAATGATGATAATACCATAAAGAGTATGGCAAAGACAATTGTTGAGATATTTGACATGCTTGAAAAAGCAAAGGCCACCCAATGACAGACAAGACAACAGATATTGTTGAGAGGCTGGAGCAGCTCGCGTGCCGGCCGACTGTTACGGAGTTTGATCGCTGGGCGTCGCATTGCGCAAGCGATGCATTTGTAGAGCTTACCCGCCTCCACTCCCTCAACAAAGATCTCGTGGAGGCGCTGGAGGCGGTCGTTATGGAGCTTATGCCTGCGTACCAGCGAAATTGCATGACCGTGGCATTCAGGCCGACATACGAACGCGCCCGCGCTGCTCTTGCCAAAGCTTCCGAGGAAACGAAATGACATTTTTTGAAATCGCAGTAATCGCGCTCCTTCTGATCATCGTCGCCTTGCTAATCGAGGCGCGTTTTCAGTTGTCGGTTCTTTGGCATTGGGCTGACGTCAACAACAAGTCGATCCATGAGATACCAAGCCGGATCGACCACCGCGCCAAAGCAAGGGAGGGGTAGATGGCACTCACTCGTGGAACGTACGTGATCATGAATGATGTCGACTGTCCCGAGGCAAAGCTCGTGGCGGTGCTCACACGGTACGACGATCGCAAGGGGATTTGGCATGCCCTCTATCTATCCAAGCGAACGAACATGGCGGCGCCGTACGGACCAAACCCAAAGCCTTTGTCAGACTTCGGTAAGCGCGTTGAGTGGAAGTTCGAGCTTGGCGAGTATCGCGTTGTGGACGATGGCGGCCCGTGCATTGCGACGTACGATGACGGCAAGCCACGTGCATGGCAGGACCATTCACGCGTTGAATGGTGGCAGGCTCGGCCGAGAGCGATGAAAGCAATTGCGGGAATGGGCACCACCCCCACCACTGAACCCGACAGGGAGTAGAGAATGACGGATCACCATTTAAAAACATGGCAAGTTCCATTTGACGCTCTATGGGATGGGTCAAAGACATTCGAGGTTCGTCGAAACGATCGCGACTTCAAGGTGGGCGACACGCTGACACTTCAAGAGTGGTTTGTTGATCATGTCCGCTGGGGTGAGCGCATTATTGATGCACGAATTTCCTATATTCTTCATGGGGGTTTTGGTCTTGAGCCAGGATTTTGCTGTTTGTCTTTGACTGACATTCGAAAGCGATTTTACGAAGGCGAAACTGAACCCGACAGGGAGGACCCGTCATGAGCGAGAAGACAGAAAACCCGCCTGCATTTCCCACTCCAATGAAAGACGAAGATTGGGAGGTTTATCAACATTACGGCATGACCCTACGCGACTGGTTTGCAGGGCAGGCGCTCGCGGGCATGATGGAGAATGAGCGCTTCCTTGATGCCATCAGAGGGTCGGAAGGTGCCACGCCATCAAAGATTTCTCATTGGGCCTATAAGGTTGCCGACGCCATGCTAGCAGAGCGGGTAAAGGAGAGAGAGCAATGAGAAAGCATGCTCATTTGTGGAATGACCTTCCGGACGATGAGCGCAAGCGGCTTCACCCATATGCCATCGAATCTCAAATTGTTCATCTAGAGCAGGCAAAGGCGAAGGTCATCCGCGGACACCAGCGCACACTCGACGACTTCAATAGTCATATCAAGAATCTGAAAGAGACGTTGCGTCAGATGGAGGTGTTGTCAGAGCGGGTAAAGGAGAAGGAATGAGAAGGTTAGTGGAGTGTCGCGATTGCAACTCTACAGGTTCATCCGATCGTGTTTTTCGCCCAACGTTCTTGAACGAAAAGCAGATATGCACAGCTTGCGGCGGGCGCGGTTGGCGAAAGCCAAGGGCCGACGACAAGGAAAAGCCGCCCGTTACATTTGATTGGCGGTGGGTGTCTTCATAATCAAAGGACTAACAAAGATGGGTAAGACAGAATGGACAGAGGGTCCATGGTCAATAACTGAGCCGGACACGTTTGGCGATATCACCGTTCAGCAGGTTGGTGAACCGCTCGCTATTGCAGCTGTCGTCAACGGTGAATTGCGCAAGTATGGCGGCAAGTTCGATGAGCATTGCGCCAACGCCCGCCTTATAGCTTCTGCACCAACCATGTATGAAGCTCTGGAGAAGATCATAGAAAAGCGCAGAGCTTACGACGGTGAGATGGGCACGCTTGTTGAGGTCTTTAAGGCAATTGACGCGGCTAAACCCGCCCTTCTCCAAGCCAACCCTAATTGGAAGGGACAATCCTAATGTCTGAATGGAAACCGATAGTCAAAACCTTTCGGTTTCGTGTGAAGGACCGAGTTGCAGGTAAGCACCTCAACACTGCTGCTTGCGCTTGCAATCTGGTTTGGAACCACTGCAACGCAATGCAGTTGCATGCTATCAAGCACAATCAACGTTGGCCAAACATTTCTGCTTTTCAAGAATCGACCAAGGGCGTTAGCCAAGAGATCGGCATACCAGCACAAACGGTGCAACAGGTTTTCAAAGAATATGAACGCCGCCGCCGTATGTCTCGAAAACGTCATCTTCGATGGCGCGGGGCGCGTAGTCTTGGGTGGGTACCGTTTGCAAATCAAACAGTCACCGTTGATTCGTCGGTTGGTGCAATCAGATTCAATGGGCGGTCCATCAGACTTTGGATGCATCGTCCAATTGAGGGCGAGGTTAAATCAGGTAACTTCGCGCAAGATTCTCGTGGTCGATGGTACTGCAACCTAGTTGTTGAATGCGATATAAATGCAACACAGAAGAAAGCCGAATGCGGCATAGATCTCGGCCTTAAAAACGGCATGACTCTATCGACTGGTGAGAAAATAGAGAATTGTCGCATGTTTTCTAAGTATGAACATAAGCTTGCGCTGGCCCAGCGTGGCAAAAAGAGGCGTCGCGTTCAAGCAATTCATGCTAAAATCTCAAACGCTCGAAAGGATTTCTTACATAAGGAAACAACGAAGATTGCCAACCAATTTGGATTAATTTGTGTTGGTAACGTATCAGGACGCTGGCTCCAGGCAACGAACGGAAAATCATCTACCGATGCCAGTACAGGTATGTCTCGCAACATGCTGCGGTATAAGGCGATTGCGCGCGGAGCAATATTTGTGGACACCTCTGAATATTTGTCTTCTCAGACTTGTTCCAACTGCTTCTTGGTTGGCGGTCCAAAAGGCCGAGAAGGTCTGAGTGTAAGGGAGTGGGCTTGCAGTAATTGTGGAGCGGTTCATGATCGCGATGTCAATGCTGCCTGCAACATTCTCCGTCTTGGGCGCAAGACGCTGAAAACAGGAAGTCCCTTCATTGCTGCACATCAGCTTGATGGGAAGGGCGCCACAAGGGAGAAAGAGTGAAGTGATCATAGTTCACCAAGGCAAAGGCCGTTGACAATTTCCGCAAATCACAAGAAAAAGAACCAAATTCATCTGTAACCTTGGCACGACGTGGTCTGTCAGTCTCACCTTGCCCGCCTGCGTATTAGCCCCCGGGCCGGACGGCGAGTGCGAAGCATGCAAAAATTTCCAAATGCTTGAACAATATAACAAATCCATGCAGGGCGTCCGCCCTATCCTACACCTGATAGCTGCAATCGTCCTCGTGATCGCATTCGCCAAGTATTTTGGCGTCTCAATCCCGCAGATCCGGGGCGACTGGTGGCAGCTCATCATTATGTCAATCGGAATCAAGGCCCTATGAGCCGCTACTACGTCGGTTTCACACAACGCGGACCTACCGTCCTCAGAAACGTCCGCAAAGCACCAACCGGCGATATCCTCTTTCTCATAGAAGAGGACGAGGTCAAAAGCCTCCAACTCGACTATACGGGGTTCCTCGAGTCCGGCGAGACAGTTTCAGCATCAGCACTTGCTAGCGAAAACGTGACTGCATCTGCAACGGTCTCGAGCCCCACCGTGACAATCGAGATCAGTGAGGCAGAGGTCTACGATCTCACCGGCAGAATCGTGGTTGTAACTACGCTCAGCACCGGCCGAAAAGTCCGTACAACCATCCGCGCGAGGCGGAAAAACAACACTGCCGAAGAATTTGATACGTCCTACACCTAAGGACTGCCATGGCACGCAGATATGTCGGGTATTCCCCCCGCGGGCCGGCCGTCTATAGGAACGTCAGACGCGCCCCTAACGGCGAAATCCTCATTCTTCTCGAAAAAGAGGAAATTGACGACCTCGAGCTGGACTTCGCAAAACTCTTCACCGATGGCGAAACCATCTCGAGCGCCACGGTCACGCCTGAACACATAACTGTATCGTCAACTCTAAGCTCGCCCAAGCTAACACTAAACCTAAGCAAAGTCGCTGTATCAGACCTTACAGGAAAGATCACAGCGCTTCTGACGTTCAGCTCCGGCGAGGTATGGAAGGAAATCATCAGGGTCAGGCGCCCTGTGCGTCACCTGGATCCGGATGTCGGCAGAGACGACGGCACCTTTGTTGAAGCTGAAGATCCGTCAATCATCCGTCCAGGCGCAGCTTCGATCACGATCGGTGGACAAGTTCCGATCATCGTGCTTGATCAGATATTGCAGCCAGCCGCCGCAAGCATCTCGATCACGGGCCAAGCGCCGACAGTTGCAGTAGACGCGCTGATACAACCTGCATCCGGCACGCTCAACGTTACCGGCCAGACGCCAACGATCGTTGTAAACGCCAATATCGCGCCGGGCGCGGGCAGTATCACAGTTGCGGGGCAAGCCCCCACCATCGCAGTCGATCAAATCCTGACGCCTGCAAGCGAGTCCATCACGGTAACCGGCCAAGCGCCGGCCGTGGCCATAGATCAGATCGTCCAACCTGCAGCGGGGGCAATCACACTTACAGGGCAAGTGCCCGTCGTCGATGTTGGTGCCGGCAATGTTGTTGTTCAGCCGGGCGCAGGCTCAATCACCGCAACTGGTCAGGCGCCAACGATCGCCATCGACCAGATTGTGCAGCCTGGGGCCGAGTCGGTCACCATCACAGGTCAAACCCCGGCCATCATCATCGATACCGTGGTTCAGCCGGCCTCGGAAAGCATTACGGTTACAGGCCAAGTTCCTGTTATCGACGTCACCAACGATGTGGTAGTTCAGCCTGGTGCAGGCGCCATCAATGTCACTGGTCAAGCGCCAAGCATCGCAATAGATCAGATCGTATCGCCGGCAGCAGAAAGCGTAACGATCACTGGTCAGGCTCCGACAGTCGCCACAGGCGGCGCCGACAAGCTGCTAAAAGAGGACGGAGACGCGCTCCTACTCGAAGACAGCAGCACTATCGAGCTCGATAGTGGGGAATTCGCAGCCCTTACCGCTGCAAGCACGCTGGACGGCACGGAACACGTTGCTGTGGTCCAGAGCACGACAACCTTCAAAGTGGACCTCTCGGTCCTCAGAACTTACCTGAGAAGCTAAGATGGCTGACCAGAAAATCTCAGAGCTCACAGACGCCGGCACGCTGGTCGATGCCAACGATCTGGTTATCGAGCAATCCAGCAACAGCCGAAAGCTCGGCCTGGATACGCTCAAAACGTTTGTGAATGGTGATCCATGGACAGCTGGCGTTAGCCACCCAGACGGCTATGATAATTGGGTAAGGCCTGGTCAATGGCCAGCGTTGCCCACAACCGCAGCTAACCAAATCGATGCAGTAGCGGCTATATTCCCAGATGGAGAAGGGCCTCAAACCGTTGGTGTCCGGTGCACAACCAGCACAGGCACGTGGTCTGTAGACTGGGGTGATGGCACATCGACATCAGCTATATCAAGCAACAGTGAAACAACCCATCAATATACGTATGCTGACGTTGATCTAACCAGCACGGATTACGGCTATAAATGCGCGCTAATCCAAGTCACGCCAGACACGGGTAACCTCACTGAAGTTGATTTCGGCGATGTGACGATCACAGACAATGAAACGACGTCAGCAACATACTTTACCATTAATCCGTTGATTGATATTGCCGTAAACGGATCATCAATCACAAATTTCAGAACATACAATACCAATGATTCTTGTTGCCAGCTGTTGCAGCGTATTGTATTTCACAATACTGGAGTAATGACAGGATCTGGCCAATCTAATATGTTGCACCAATGCATCAACCTTATGGTTGTGGATCTATCTGGTGCGGACTTTGGAACTTCTGCAAGTAATATGTTTGATGATTGCCCTTCACTGAGGGAAGTCGTATATCCAGATGGACTCACTGACTTAGATACAGGTCAGCTTTCTTTCGGGAATTGTTTCCAATTGAGGCATGTTAATTTTGGAAACAACCAGTTTGGCGGAACAGGCAATTTCTCTATAGATACTCCATCCACAACAACAGGAGGATTTCTAGAGGAAGTAACTTTTGGTAGCAGCACTGTTTTTCAACAAAACAACTCAAGCTCTATTGTTATAAGTAGCAGAAGATTAAGAAAAATTAACAACCCTGCACAAATGGTTGGTACAGGATATACTGGTACTATCAGCATAAATCTCAACAACCTAAGCGCGACAGAATTAGATGCGATATATACGGCACTTCCAAGTTTGACAGGCAGCGCGTCAATCAACGTGACAAGCAATCCAGGAACAGGAAGTGACGATCCGACTATTGCGACCGCCAAAGGATGGACGGTAATAGGATGAGCACGGCAGGATTCTACAGAATTGACGTCAACGGCCAGCTTCTGCACGCACCTAACCGCCTAGCCACGCCCACGGGCATGTATGAGGCATCAGCACAAAAGAGCTATAAATACCCGATTGACGGCGCATGGCACTACTTCGACAGCGAAGAAGCAGCCATGGTTGGCCTTGTCACCACGCAATCCTCAGGCGTTCCCCCAGTCGTCAGTATGGCCCAAGCAAAGCGTCAGCTGGTCCGAGCTAACCTCATCGATCACATCGACGCTGCTGTCGCCCAAGCCGACAAAGAAACCCAAGTTGTATGGCAGACCGCAACCGAAATCCGCCGTGATAGTGAGTTCATCGAAAACATGAAAGCTGCCGTCAATCTCAACGACGAACAGATTGACCAGCTTTTCATCGCCGCTTCCCAAATCGTTTAACGGAGAATAAGCCATGGCCGCCGATGCCTGGGTCGTCTATGATCACGTAACCGAGATCATGGCAGACGGAACACTCGATTTCGACACTGACAGCTTTCGGGTTGCCCTAGTAACGAGTTCCTACACGCCGTCAAACGCTCACACAGCCTGGTCAAGCATCTCGACCAACGAAGTGGCCAACGGCAACGGATATGCCACTCACGGCGACGCTGTGACCGTAACATGGACACGTTCCAGCGATACAACGACATTTGACAGTGATGATCCAACCTGGACCGCCTCAGGTGGCAGCATTACCGCCCGGTATGCAGTTCTCGTTCACGATGCAGATGGAAACGGATCACTCGCCGGCACAGATGCACCCATTGCATACTGTCTCCTAGATAACACACCCGCAGATGTAACCGCAGCAGACGGCGCAGATCTTACAATTCAGCTAAATGCCAACGGTTATTTCCAAGTTTCACGAGCATAAGTAGTGACTGAACATAAAAAAAAGGTTAAAACATCTTCAGCCTACTTGCGTGCTATGCTAGGAACGAGCGAATCAAACCCGATCGATGAGAACGTGAACTACATCAACACCAAAAAAACACGTGAGCGACGTTCACAAAAGCCTCAGTTCACGCAAAATTCACGCAGAAAACTCGCCTGGACACAAAGACCGTGAAACCAATTCCAGCTAAAGACGCATTCGGCAAAGTCTGCGACGACTGTGGTTACTGCTTCAACTCTCCTGAAACACAAGAAGACCACTGCCAACTCTTCGTTGACCCTATCACCGGCCAGGAAGCCCTTTGCAAAGAAGCAAGAGCATACGACGACATCTGTGGGCCAGAAGCCAAACACTTCGAACGCCGCCGGAACATCTCAGCAATCGTTGAAGATGCACCTATCACCGTCGAATACGAATCAGCTACTGCTACTGGTAACGAAGCTCTGGTCGTAAACGAGAACAGGATTTTCCGTCAAAACCCAGACGGTTCGCTTACTCAGATCGAAGCAGAGAACGAACACGCAAAGTCCTACGTTCTCAATCACCCTGAGATCATGAACAGGATTCATGGATCAGACATCCACGACCAGTTCATGAAAGAAGCAGACAAAGATCTTGCCCGCCAACTGTTAGAAGGATCAGCCTTCACCAACGATCCTCAAATCAATGAAGCTGTGCGCAAAGCCCGCGAGAACGACAAACTCAAACCTTTCACAGACTACAAACCTGAGTGATCATATCCAGGTGGGTAAAAGTCGGTATCGTCATTGGATAGCTCAACGGTTAGAGCGAGCGGCGGTATGCTTGGTTCAACTCCAACTCTGGGTGATATCGGGGCCGCTGCCCACCGCGATATGATCATTTAAATGGTGCAAAAATACAACTTTAGTGAAATCTAGATACAACTATGCCAGCAGGATGCAAACCAGGTGAAAGACGAGGCGGACGCAAGAAAGGCGCTCCAAACAAAGTCACCAAGACTATTCGAGAAGCTGCCCAACTTCACGGCATGGAAGCTCTCGAACGCCTTGTCTACCTCATGAAACACGCAGAGCAGGAAGCAACTCAGGTTTCCGCCTGCAAAGAAGTACTTGATCGCGCCTATGGCAAATCAGCAATCATTGCAGACATCAATATCAAGCGGGAAACAGTAGACTTTACCAATGATGAGCTTGCAATTATCGCCGCAGCAGGCCGCAGCAGAGCTGCTAAAGAGGCGAATGGCGATGGGGAGTCTGCTAGCCTTCACTGAGTTCACTCTGCCACACTACGAAGCAGCAGCCCACCACACGCTCATCGCCGAAAAGCTCGAGGCAGTCGAACGCGGTGAAATCGATCGCCTCATGATCAACATGCCGCCAAGGCACGGCAAATCTGAACTGGCCTCACGCAGATTCCCAGCCTGGTTCCTAGGCAGAAATCCAACCAAGAACATCATTGGAGCTAGCTACAACAGTGACTTGGCTAACGACTTTGGCAGGAATGTTCGCAATATCGTGGCCTCGCGGGAATACAGTGCTCTATTCGAGACACGTCTCGCAGAGGATAGTCGTGCCGCTAACCGATGGAACACTAGCGACGGTGGTGCCTATGTCGCAGCTGGTGTCGGAACGGCAATCACAGGTCGCGGCGCAGACATCCTCCTGATTGACGACCCGCTAAAAGACCGCCAAGAAGCAGACAGCGAGACCACAAGAGAAAACGTCTGGGATTGGTACACATCCACTGCTTACACACGCTTGGCACCTGGTGGCCGCGTCATCGTCATTCAAACCAGATGGCACGAAGACGATCTCACAGGCCGGCTACTTGAAGAACAAGCCAAAGGCGGCGACCAATGGGAAATCCTCGAGCTGCCAGCCATATCCAACGATGGCAAGGCTCTGTGGCCAGATTGGTACTCAATCGACGATCTCAACAGGATCAAAAGTGTCCTTCCAGCCCGAGATTGGGCAGCCCTCTACCAGCAACGCCCCGCGCCTGAGGAAGGCGACTACTTCAAGCGCGAATGGTTCCGCTACTACAATGAAAAGCCCAAACACCTCAAAATATACGGCGCCAGTGACTATGCTGTTACAGACGGATCAGGCGACTGGACTGTGCATATCGTGGTTGGCGTGGATGCAGACGACAACATCTATGTCCTCGACGTTTGGCGAGGTCAAACCACATCCGATGTATGGGTCCAGGCCTTTCTTGATCTTGTTAAGACCTATCGCCCGCTACTGTGGTGTGAGGAACAAGGGCAAATTATCAAATCCATTGGCCCGTTCCTCGAAAAGAGGATGAGAGAAGAGCGGATCTATTGCCGGCGCGAACAGGTGGTTTCAGTCGCCGATAAGCCCACAAGATCCCGATCAATCCAGGCCCGCACGTCGATGGGTAAGGTCTACCTGCCTTACAACGCTGAATGGATGGAGCCGTTTCAATCTGAGCTTCTGACCTTCCCAGCCGGCAAACACGACGACCAGGTGGACACGTTTGGCCTTATCGGCCGCATGCTTGACGAAATGCTCAAAGGCCGCGCGCCTCGCAAACCCGATGGCCGCAGACCTAGAGACGACTACCGTAGGCGTTCCATGATCTCTGACGCAGACAACTACAGAACAGCCACGTGATCTGAATGAGCGCACAGAAAGAATTCCGATCCAAGACTGACGCGACCTATCAGTCGAAGATTATGGACAAACGCCGCAAATTCCGCGCGTTCGAACAGAACAAAGAGCGGGAGCTCACCGAACAGCAGATCCATAGGCGCTACTACCACGCCAAACAGTGGACAGATGCTGAGAAGAAGAAACTCGAAGCTCGTGGCCAGCCGGCGATCGTCGATAACCGAATTGGTCGGAAGGTTGATTTCCTCGTTGGCGTGGAACAAAGAATGCGCCGTGATCCCAAGGCCTTCCCGCGGACTTCCAAAGCCACACAGTCAGCAGATCTTGCAACCTCTGGTCTCAGATACATCTGCGACAACAACCGCTGGGAGATCATGACCGAGGCGGCAACGCTCAAAGGCATGGTCTCAGGCATTGGTGGTGTCTACATCGGTCTTGAAGAGGGTCCGCAAGGCCTAGATCCCAAGGTCAAGCCGGTCGAAGAAGACAGATTCTTCTATGATCCACGTTCAGTGCAGAAGGATTTCTCGGATGCTCGGTTCATGGGCGTGCATCTATGGATGGATGTTGCAGAAGCGCAACAGAAGTTCCCGAAGCATGCGGTTGAACTGGCTGAAGTGGTTAACGCTGACAGCATCGGTGAAGGATCGGGTTTCGTAGCTGAAGAAGACAGGGACGAACAGTGGGGTGATTTCGAGCACTCACGTGTTCGCATCGTCGAGTTCTGGGAAAAGAAGGTGGTTCCGCCATACAACAAGGATGTGTGGACCTACTGCTTCTTCACTGGGCATATCGATCTGGATTCAGGGACTTCGCCGTTCAAGGATGAGGACGGCCTGCCAGACGTACCGTTTTGCATGTGGTCAGCCTATGTGGATGAGAAAGGCGACAGATACGGCCCGATCCGCAACATGATGTCCATGCAGGACGAAATTAACCACAGGCGCTCAAAGTTCCTGCACTCGATCAACACGCGCCAGGTTCGTGTCCGCAAGGATTCTGAAGAGAACATTGATCACATTCGCATGCAGCTTGCCCGCCCTGACGGCGTGGTAGAGCACGACAGCGAATGGGGCGTTGATATAGACATCATCGACAATGGAGACATCGCCCAAGGCCAAGCCCTGTTGCTCGAGCAGTCTCAGGCAGCATTGGAGAATCTTGGGCCCAATCCAGGATTGATCGGCAAAGGTGGCGGCGTAGCTGATCAATCAGGCCGTGCCATTCTCGCACAGCGCGACAGCGGCATGACTGAGCTCAGCCCTGTATTCCAGCAGATCCGAGACTGGAAGATCCGCTGTTACAGAAAAATGCTCGGCAGATCCAAGCAGGCCTGGACCAACGAACGCGAAATCCGAATCACTGACGACGAAGGTCAGCCACAGTTCATCGGTCTCAATCAGTACAGCATGGATCCGGTGACAGGTCAGTTCAGCGTCGAAAACCAATACGACCAGGTTGACGTCGATATCATCCTGGACGAGGGCCCCGATACGATCACGATGAACGAGGAATTGCTGCAGACTCTCTCTCAGATGGGTGAGGCAGCGCTTGGTCCGATGGGCCGCGTTGTGATCGAGCTCTCGAACGTCGCGAACAAGGAAAAGCTCATCAAGATGCTGGACCGCGTTCAACAGCCGGATCCGCAAGTGCAGCAGCTTGAACAGCGGTTTGCCATGCTCGAGATGGCTGAGAAAGAAGCCAACGTCGAGAAAACACAAGCCGAAGTGGTTGAAACGAAGGTCGATAGTGTCACGAAGCTGGTAG